TATTTATCTTTATGCATACGATATTCATCTGTTATTCATAATTACAGCATAATTATGCATATTTTATTCACATAAGAGTTATTTATTTATACTAAAACAGTATGTATATACAGTATGTGTATCAGTGTGTACTTGTGTATACTAGTGTTTATTTTGTGTAATAAAAAATAAAAAGGGGATTTCTCCCCTTATTTATTATTTGAAGCAATTCTCAACGTCTTCAATGACTTTATTAATTTCATCTTCTGAAAGAATACTTTTATCGAATACTTTCTTAGTGCTTTCACGTGCACTAAGTAATTCTTGTTTTAAGTCTTCTTTAAATGTTTCTAAACGTACTGCACGTGCTTTATCACGAGTAGTCATTTGGAATTGTAATTCTTTACTTGCAATAACAGCAGAGTTACCGAATAGGTCGATAACAGATGATACACCGTTAGTAGTAGAAGTAATCATAGATTTGATAGACATAATGTAATCTCCATAGTATAAGTAATAATAAACTGAGCAGGATTGCTCAACATAACTAAACCAATACAATATGGAATGAAATAGAGAATGGAATACTATGCATGGTGTAAAGAATTCAAATAGGGGGGGGGGTACTACACAAGAGGGGAACTGTGTGTATAAGGTGTTCTAAACCAGATTATATATTTTTAAAAATTGACCATCTTTTTCAGAAAAAATAAATCTACTTCTATATTTTAAAAATTTGGCTAATCCTAAAAAAAAATAAAATTGAACCATACCTATTTCTTGTTTTCTTTGGTTCAATTTAGTATAGTGTAAGAATCTTCTCTTGAAGATAATCATGTCAAGTTTCTTAATTTAATTTCCTTAGTATACCCCCTCTCCGTTTTGGAAGAAGGGGGTTTTTTTTATATACTTGGAGATTAGGGACAAGAAAGAACAAAAGACTATGGAGATTTTTTCTTTTCTTTCCGTCCCCATTAGGGGACGAGTATATTGGTATAAAGTTGGTATAGAGTTGGTATAGGTTGTATTTCTGTTGGAGTTATATTATGCTCTGGATTCATAATATTGATATAAGGGGTTAATATGGCTAAATTTAATTTTAAGAAACAAGATGTATCTCTTGTAGATAAAGAGCAACAAAAAGCAGATAGAGCATTAGCAAGAGGGGACTTTCCTAAAGAAGTAGATGTAGACTTTGATAAGAAAGTAAGTTTATCTATATTGGAAGAACCAGAACCAGAGTTATTATCTGTAGAAGGATTACAGAAGATTTATCCTAGAAAGGTGAATAGAGAGACTCTGGAAGAATGTGTGAAGATGATGAATGAGTCTATTGTAGGTATGGACTCTGTGATGAGGGAGCATTATAGGGATAATCTAGTAGGGGTTATTGATGTTATTAAAGAAGGAGAACGGATTAAGTTTGCTGATTATGTGAAAGCTGTGAAGTTCTGTTCGTTTAAGATGGCAGGATATACTGATACTAGAGCGTATAGTTTGACCTTTCCTGAACGTATAGAAAGGATGGCTAGAGAAGGGATTTCTAATGCTAACTTGTATGTATATGCAAATAGTTATGCGAAGAATAAAGTTGTAGTAGAGATTATGGCTAAGCTCATGGTTCCTACACATATTATGTACCAAGACTATTTTCATATGGCTGTAAAAACACAAGTAGAGATTATGACTGATAATAAAGTGAGTCCTAAAGTAAGAAGTGATGCAGCAAATAGTTTAATGACACATTTGAAACAACCAGAGATTAAACAAGCTGAATTGAAGATTTCTACGGAAGATAATGGTGCTATTGGTCATCTTGCTGATGCATTAGCGAGCCTATCTGGGAAGCAGCGTGAGCTGCTGAGCAGTGGGGCGATGCGTTTAAAAGATGTAAGTGAAGCAGTGATTATTGAGGCGGATAACAATGGATAAGGCTGTTGCTGCAAAGACAGTAGAAGAATACTTACGAGAAGTAGACTACGAAGAATGGGAAAAGAGTTATGTCCCTTCTGAGTTTGCTTTAAAGTATATGAACTTTGTAAAAATGGTGAATGCCGGTAAAGAAGATATTCAGACTTCACCTTTGTTCCACTACCGTATGGTTGAATCTCTTGGTTCAAGTAATATGAGAATTGCTAATCTCTGTTTACGGGGTGCTGGTAAGACAGTAGTGATGGGAGAGATGCTTGTATTGTACTTGGCTCTGTTTAATGAATTACCTTATCTTGGTAAGTGTAACGTAATTATTTATGTAGCAGATAGTATGGAGAATGGTGCTAAATCTCTTCGTACTAACGTAGAAGCACGTTATAACCACTCAGAATTTTTACAACAATATATTCCTGAAGCTAAGTTTACAGATAGTGAGTTAGTGTTTAAGAACATTGAAGGTAAAGAGACTTATGTGAAGTTGTTTGGTGCAAGTTCTGGTGTGCGTGGTTTTAAACGTAATGGTGACCGTCCTGTATTAGCAATACTTGATGACTTGATTTCGGATGAGATGGCTAACTCTAAAATACAGTTAGAGAAAGTATATGACTTGATATACAAAGCTGTCGATAATGCGATGAACCCGAAAAGAAATAAGATTATTTTCTCTGGTACTCCGTTTAACAAAGCTGACCCATTGTACCAAGCGATTGAATCCGGTGCATGGGAAGCAAATGTTTATCCAATGTGTACTCACTTTCCTTGTGCTAGAAATGAGTTTAATGGTGCTTGGAAAGAACGTTTCTCTTACGATGAGATGATGGATAAATACGAAAAGGCAGTAAAACTAGGAAGGGTAAAAGCTTTTAACCAAGAGTTGATGCTGCGTATTGCAAGTGATGAAGACCGTGTAATTTTAGATAGTGATATTTCTTGGTTCAAAAGAAAAGAGATACTTGAAAACAAACGAAGATACAACTGGTATATCACTACTGACTTTGCTACTTCTACTCATAGAAAAGCTGACTACACTGTAATAGGTGTATGGGCAGTAGACCACAAACAGAATAGATATTTGGTAGATGGTGCATTAGGAAGATTCTTAATGAATGATACGTTCAATAAGATATTTGAGTTTGTAACAAAGTATAATCCAATGTCAGTAGGTATTGAGGTTACTGGTCAGCAAGGTGGTTTTGTTCCTTTGATTAAAGATGAGATGTTGAGACGTAACGTTTGGTTTACAATCGCTAAAGGAAGAGAAAGTACGAAAGAAGGTATTGCAGTTAGAACCAATAAGATGGATAGATTTAGACTAACTGAACCTGTATTTAAACAAGGTAAATTTTTCTTGCCAGAAGAAATGAAAGATAGTATCTTAATACAAGAACTGCTCGAAGAATTGTCTACTGTAACTATTGATGGTATTAAATCTGTACATGATGATGCTATTGATATGGTATCACAGTTAGACCAGATGGTTATTGTATATCCATCAGAGCAACAAGCTAATCTTGGTAAAGGAACTTCACAAGAAATGGACGATATCGACCCATTCTTCAATGAAACCAATACAGGTAGTGATTTAAGAATAAATGATTATTTGGTATAAGTTTTATGGTGAAGTTAAAAGATTTCTTACAATCTATTGCATTAGGTGAATTACAAAGTTCACCTCTTGTTCCAATCGGTGCTTGGGAATTAAATCCTGATAGAGTGCCGCAAGTTATTCAAGCTTTAAATCAAGGGCTTGAATACTTCTATTCAAATTTTCCTCTAAAGCAAAATGAAGTGATAATTCAGTTAAGGGATGGAACTACTCGGTATTACCTTGATGACTACTATTCAATTAGAAATGGTGGTTACATTATGGATACTATAGAGAAACCTTTCCAGAATGATGTCCTTCATATTTTGTCGGTACACTCTACACAAGGTAGAGAATACGCTATCAATGATGATTATGGTTCGTTCAGTATCCACACTCCAGAATACAACTGTGTTCAAGTCAATGGCAGAACTCCAGAAAATTACTTAGTGATTAAGTATCAGGCAAAACATCCAGAAATTCCACTAACAGAACCAATGAGTAGTGAGTATCCTATATCCATTCCATCTTCATACAGGACTGCTCTACAAACTTATGTTGCTTGCTTGGTGTTGCAGAATATGGGTGGTGAGCATTTACAGGAAAGCAATGCTCTATTTGCTAAGTTTAAAACACTTACAGAAGAGCTTAAATTACAAGGTATTGGTACAGTAACAACAGTAGGTACTAATATCAGACCAAAGTTAAGAGGGTGGTTATAATGTTTCATAGACATCCGCCTATGCACAATCTTAACGAACCAAATCAATTAGTATCACATCAATTTACGCCTGATGCTTTTTCTACGGTTCAGCAAGTGTATTTCCATTTAGGAACTTTAAAGTTTATCGCAGAGAATCTCCGTACTGTTGATACAGTGGGCAGAGAGATGTACAAGTTAGAAGGTCTCAGCAAATATCTTGGTGATATTGTGAGAGTATCTGAAGCGTTGAACTCTATTGTTTCTATTCAAAGTAACTTGCCGGTAATCTCTGAATTAGCCCCACGTATTGAAGATTTTGTGTGTCAATTAGACGACATTGAAGAAAAGATTCGTCATCATGAAGTATCTTTCAAAGATGCAATGGCGATGATTAACTGCAATGTTAAACAACTAGAAGATATGTATATTCAATATGAATGTGGTTTAACCCGTTTGATTGAAGAATACAAAGCTAGTTTGTGTGAAGACTACACAAGATACAAAAATGATATTGTTGAATATAGCGAGTCAATGCAAAGACAACATGCAGAATTTGAACATGGTATGCGTGTGTTAAAAGATGCTGTTAAAGTACAAGATGAAAATAAACTCTTGTTAGAGCATCTTAAAGCAAGTGATGCAGTGACTAATGCTTTATTCCTTGGTTCAGAAGAAGCTAGTGCTAAGGCACTTAAACAGATTAAAGAATCTGAAAAATGGGGTAATAACGAAGACGTTAATAGACAACGTTTGAATTATAAACTTCCTGCAAATAATGTTCTTAACGTGATGAAGTCTAATCAAGAACGTTTGCTTAAAGAAGGAGCTGCCTAATGTTAAATCGTATTTTAGGTGAATTCCCTATCTTTGCTAAATTAGCAAAATTAGGTAAAAGAACCAACGTAAAAGGTGAGTATCTTCCTTCTGAATCTCAGCAAGCTTTTGCTTTGTCAGACAAAGTTGCGTATGAAACAGGTGCAGAAAAAGTTACCCCTGAATTATTTAACGGTGCATTAAACTTTGTAACAAGTAACATGAGTTATTTGTTCCACAGAGGTGTACCAGAGTTTTCATTGAATGTTGCTTATTCTAAAGGTTCTATTGTGACGTATGAAGGTGCATTGTATGTATCTCTTACTGACAATAATGTAAAACATATTTCACAAACTTCTCACTGGGGAAGATTTGTAATTGAACCAAATGCATCACACCACAATGATTATCCTAATGGTAAACCTAAAGATACTAATCCTGTAGGTACAATTCTTACTGTTCCAGTAACTACTAAATTAGATGGTTATATGGACTTTGTAGAAGGTGCTGAATTCAGTCCTGTTATTTACCCAGAGTTATATAAAGTTCTTGGTTCAAATAGATTTGGTACTGGTTCAAACATTAACAAAGAATTACCTATTGGTTCATTGGTTCATATTCTTTCAACCGAATCTATTCCAGATGGTTGGGTAGAATGGAGCATGTATAGTTCTTTAGCCGGTTATCCAGAATTACATCAAGCTCTATCAAGAATGGTAGAACGTTTACCGATTGGTCCTGTTAAACAGGCATGGGTAGAAGCGTTAAAACAAAACCGTTTCCCTGAGTTTAGTGTAAGTGGTTTCCATTTAGGTATGAAAGGAACTGTAGGTGATTTTATCCATGATGCAGCTTCTGCAGGTAGCTTAATGAGTTATCCAGTAGTTGTAGATAGTAGCAACACACTAAATCCTCTTGGAGTTTCAAGATGTGCTGTAGACC